CTCAGGAAATGCGGTCACCATGCGCTCCAGTATCACCGCGCAGTAGTCGGGGCTGATCTCCACGCCGTAGCACTTGCGGCCGAGGTTCTGCTTGCGCCCCTTCTGCGGCTGGCCGTCGGCGCGGATTCCCTTAGGCAAGGATCTTCTCCCTGATGTGCGTGGCGATCGCTCGCATGAGGTTGGGGGGAACGCTGTTGCCGATTCTGGCCCATTGTTCAGCATAGGCACCCGACAGCTTGAAATCGGCAGGGAATGATCCGATGATCTTCGCCTCCTCGATCGTCAACGCGCGTGGTTCGAGGGGGTGGCAAATAGTCGCATATCCACGCCCGGTCTGCATCTTCGGCAATGTCGGGGATGGCCGGTCCGGGTTCACTTTTACGCAACTGTTGTGTCCCTTCCCAAGCAGATCCCCGGCGTTCCCACCAACCGGCACGCGCGGCCAAAGTTTCGCATATGAGTCATCGAACGCCGGGAGCCCCTGGTACCCGGCGCTTGTTTTGCACAGCGTGGCCGCGGGCCGATGCGCCGGGATGAAGGGGTTAATCCGTTGCGACCGGCTTCCTGCCAGCGAAGGCAGAACGTCTCGCAGCGGGATCGGTTTTGTCTGCGGTTTCGGGTGCGTCGGGGCGATGCCGAGATCCTCTCGGACTCCGATGAGGATGACGCGCTCCCAGCTCTGCGGGACGTTGTAGTACATGGCATTCATCACTTCGCCCTTTGCCTTGTAGCCGCACTCCCTCAAAGTCTTGATGATGGTCAAATAAGCCTGTTTCATACACCCCTTGACCATGCCGGTCACGTTCTCGAACACGAAGACCCGCGGTTGAAGCTCGGCCAATAGTCGGGCGTACTCCTTGAAGAGAGAATTGCGCGGGTCGTCGAATTTGCGCTTCCCGGCGGTGCTGAATCCCTGGCAAGGCGGAGATCCGTCGAACACATCAAGCTCCCCCTTGCTGATACCGGCCAGGCGCAAGCACTCCTCGCCCGTCAGATCGGCGATGTCGCCATGATAGACCGACACCTCTGGAAAGTTTAGCTTGAAGGTCTCGACGGCGTTGTCGTCCCACTCCACCGCAAGCAGCTCCTTGAATCCAGCCAGCTTGTACCCCAGGCTGGAGCCGCCGCACCCGGCAAACGTGCTGATGACCGTCGGCTGATTCACCACTTGAACCCGCACTTCGGGCATTCGTGCTCGGTCTCCGACATACTTTTTTCGTCGATCTCCTTGTTCTCCTCGGGGATGGAAAAGTCCGGCACATCCACACCCCAATCAGCCAGCGGCAGATCGTCCCACTCGTTGGCCAGGGCATCCCAGTCCCATTCGCCAAAGGCGGCGTTGTCCTTGATAACGAATTCGCGTTTCTGCTGTTCGGTGAGGTCGGATGCGCGAACCACCCAATTGTCGGAAATGTCCTTGTACCCGGCTTTTTTGAGCGCCAGAAAGCGCATATTGCCGCCGAGGATGACGCCGTTCTCATCCACCACGATGGGGCGGAGGCCCATCATCTGCGGGAACTGCTCGATTGACTTGAGCAGGCGCTCCGCCTGCTGTTGGGTGATCCGGCGCGGGTTTTTCGGGTTCGGACGGATATCGGTCAGGCGCATGTCAACCCCCAAACGGGAGCCGGATCAGGACAACCCCGCCCCCGACCTGGGCGGCGAAACGGGGCCGCCAGCCGTCACCCGGAGCGACCGATTCCCCGGCGCCGGCGTAGATGATGAAACGGCGACGGGCGCGGGCCTCGGCCTTGAGGGCCTGGGCGACTACGGCCTGCATGCTAGCAATGGTGGCGTCCGTTTGCTGGCGCTGCTCCTGCAGGGCGGTGGCCGTGGTCCGGGCCAGGGCGTCGAGGGTGCCAATCTGATATCGTTGCCGGGCGATCACCAACTGCAGGCCCTCGATCTTCCGGCCCCGGGATTCGACCTCCTGGGCCAGTAGATCCCGGTCCGCCTCTACCGTGGCGGCAGCGGCGCGGGCGTCCCGGAGTTCGGCGGCGGTCCGGATCCGGATGCCGGCGGCGGCGTCCACGGCCTCCGCGGTTTCGAGCTGGGCGGCGGCGACCTTGACCTGCTGGGCCTGTATGGCGGCGTCGTGCCGGGCGGTCATTGCGGCCAGCTCCGCCCGGGCGGTGGTCACGGCGTGGGATTGTCCGGCGAGGGCCTGGGCCGCGGTGGTTTCCAGCCGGCGGACGCGGGCGCATTCGGACCAGGTGATGGCGACCAGGGCCAGGGCCCCGGCGGCGGTGAGTGCGGCGGTTGTTTTGTTCATGCGAATTTTTCCTCTTCCCCCTCGGCTTCGGCGCTGGCGAAAAGCGGCCCCTTCGCGGCGACCTTCGCGGCGACCTTCGCGGCGGCGATCCGGCGGCGGGCGATCTCGGCATACTCCGGGTCCAGTTCAATCCCTATGAACCGGAACCCCTCGAAAGCGGCGGCCTTCCCGGTCGATCCGGACCCGGCGAAGGGGTCGAGTACCAGGCCCCCGGGCGGGGTGACCAGGCGGACCAGGTAGCGCAAAAGGGCGGTGGGTTTGACGGTGGGGTGTGGGTTGCCCTCGTCCCGGTCGGCCTTGCTGGCCTTGGCGCAATAGAAAAAGCGGGCGGCGGAGCCAGAATCGAAACCCCGCTCTTGCAGGCCCTGCTGCCCCTTGTGCCCGTCGCAAGCGATCCCCCCCGCTGGCCGGGATTGCGGGGTATGGCCTGGCCCCGTTTCCGGGAACATGGCGACAACCTCCGGGCTGCCGTCGTGCAGGGTGTTCGCCGGCCAGCGTCCAGTCGGGCACACGTCCGCCTGGCGTAGGGTGGGCCGGATCGCCCCGACCGTGGTTTCGGTGGTGTACTCTCCGGCGGGAAAGGTTGGCTTGTCCCCGGCTTCGCATGGCACCCGGCAGGCGTCGATGTTCAGGGCCCCGGGCCCGTACCGCTGCACGTTCTCGGCGACGGTTCCGACCAGCGGCTTGCGGGCCAGTACGATCGGCTCCCAGGACGGCTTGAGGGCGGTGCCCCAGCCTTCCCACTGTTTCGCGGCGGCGGTTGCGGGGGCGGTGATCGCGCTTGCATCAAAAGATCCGGGGATGGCCCCACCGGCATGCATCCGGCCGCCCCGAATGTCGCCAACCGGCGACGCGCCCCTTCCTGTTTTCCGCCCCACCACCTCCCGCTCCGCCCCGGCCGCCTTGTCAATGGCCTTTCCCACGTCCATCGATTTCGGAAAGCCGGAACCGTAGACCCATTGCAGGCAGTCCCGGATTTCCCAGCCGGCGTCCTCGATCGCACAGGCCAGGCGGTGAAACGTGCGGGTGCCGCCAAATGCGAGTAGGTGGGCGCCGGGTTTCGCAACGCGGAGAGCTTCCCGCCAGAATTCGGGGCCGGGCACGCCGTGGTCCCATTTCGCGCCCATGAAGCCTAGGCCATAGGGTGGATCGGTTACGATAGCATCTACGCTGTCGGGGATCAGTTCCGGCATGCGGTCAAGGCAGTCCCCGGTCAGAATCACAGATCGCCCTCCCGGTGGCGTCCCGGGATGAACAGGAAACGGCGGGACAGGAAATCCCAGGCAACGTGCACCACCTTGAGCCCGCCATTGAGGCACAGAGTCAGGATGGCGAACTGGGCCGCGAGGTCTACGGTCAGCGCCGGCCGGGCCAGGAGCCAGACCAGGAAGAAGGCCGGGACGCTCAGCCCCCACGACAGGAACACGGGGTGGAGATCGGCGACTGGCTTCAGGTAGCGCGTCCCCGCGTACACCACGGCGAGGTAGATGGCCACGGCGAGCAGGTTGATGTCGAAGGTCACGAATCCGAGCGAGATGGTCATACCGGGAACTCCTCTACCCGCCGTCCGTCGTGGTCGATGATCCACCACTGGCCATCGTTGCGTCCGGTCGGGCTGCTGATGTGGATGAAACCGCCGCGGTCATCGTAGTAGCACTGGTGGTAGGAGATTAGCGACTCCTCGATGATCCAACGGAACACAGCGACGGTGTTGATCACTGGATGCCCAGGGGCACCCTTGTCCACCAGCACGAAATCGCACGCCTGGCCCTGAATGTGTTGAGAGGTGGACCGGCTGCCCACTTCCGCGTTAAGCGTGGGACAACGGATGAACGAGTTTACCCGAATGCCCAGCGGGCGGTGGGTCAGAGCCAACACGCCCCGCAACACCTCTTCCAGGATCATTAGAGCGAGGAACTTGGCATTGCGCAGCACGTCGGGATGCGATCGTGCGTACCGCCGATTTTCTGCCACCAGCTCAGGGTAGTCTCGACTGTACGTCGCCTCATCGAACGACACGTGGTCAGAGATGGTGTCCATATCCCTACTGTACCCCGCACCAGGTCAGTTGTCAGAGCCACGCGATCGTTCTGTGCCCACCAGGGGCACAATCTGGTAAATCCCGCACTTTTTGACGATCTTGCAGATCTCGGCGCGGCGCAAATCCCCGATCACCGTCCGCACGATTTTCCTGGTCACCTCTCCGCCGATCTCTCTCGCGATCGCCTCGTACGATCGCAGGATATAACCCTCAGCGGTGGCCTTGAGGATGATGTAGCGGATCACCTTGGCGCGGGGACCAGCAGCCTCCAACATGGCAAGGATTTGCTCATCTGACAGGTTCGTCGGCGGGGTCAATTGCGCCCCTCCCACACCTTCAGCACCCTTTCCGCGTACCGCCACGACCGCGCCCCATGGTACCGGCGCAGGGCTCGCCGTACGTCATCCTGTTCGATGTCGAGATAGTGCCGGAGGATCCGGCACCCGGCCCGCAGGTTGTAGAGGGGTTCCGTCATGCGCTTCTGGTCGAGCGACAGCACCCGCTGCCATACCGGGACGTTGACCTGCATCAGCCCGACACAGCGCCCGTTGACCGCTGCCGGGTTGCCCGACGACTCGACCATCACCACGGCCAGGACAAGACGGGGGTCGAGGCGGTTGGCGATGGCCACCACTGACACCGACCACAACAGGCCCGAGGATTGCGGGAAATGGGTCAAGGTGGGGCGAACGGTAGCCGACTCGCTCACTGGCCTCGTGGTGTTGGTTGCGTCGATCCTAGGCCACGCCAGAAGGGTAAATGAGCATAAACTCAGTATTACTGCGGCTTTGCGCAGCATTGTTGCGCCGGTCATGGGGTCTCCTTCTTGGCCATGTGGATCGCCTCTTCCAGCCTGTCGAGCGGTCGGCACACTTCGTCAGGGAACTCGCCGCCGAACTCGTCAGTTAGGGCCAGGTCGGCAACTTCCCACGCCTCGCCGATCTCGGCCACCGCCTCCCGCAGCCGCTGGACCTGGGAGCGCAGGAGGAAGTTTTCCATCGCATCAGGAGCCGCCGTCTCCACATAATCCAAGTGGTCTTTGCGCAACCGTTCGTGCATTTCCCGCATCGCATCCCGCTCTCGCGTCACGCGGGCGATGTCGGCCTTCATGGCGTCGATGGTCGGATTGGTGTTATCGCCGCAGGCAGCGTCTTCGCAGAAGCCGCAACTCTGCACACCGATTCGCCTACACCGCTCCGACACCGTTTCCGTGGCAGCCTCATTAACGCCAG